ATCATCACAACACATTGATAATCAATTAGTTAACAAATAAAAAATAAATTATGATACACATTTTAGATGAAAACAAAATCAAAGAGAACTATGATAAGTTCAGAAAATTAATCAATCAAACCTTTGAAGGCGAGAGATTAGAATCACTTAATAAGATGTACGACCATCTTGAAGATAGAATCGTATTAACCCCAGCATCATCGATGGAACATTTTCACAACGCATTTGCTGGTGGATATATTGACCACATTCTCAGAGTTACGAGAAACGCAGTTAAGTTATACGATATGTATAATGAGTTGGGAATCGGGTTAGGAGAATTCACAAAAGAAAACGTAATCTTCTCAGCACTTCATCATGATTTAGGTAAAGTTGGTTCAATGACCGATAGTTGGTACATCCCAAATGATTCACAATGGCATATTGAGAATCAAGGTAAGATTTACAAATCAAATCCTGATATGAACTTTATGAATATGACTGGTAGAACATTTTGGTTATTAAATCAATTTGGTGTAAAGGTTGAAGAAGGTGAATGGATTGCAATCCAACTTACAGATGGATTGTATGATGAAGCTAATAAGGAATATTATATTTCATATGACCCAAACAAAGCTCTTAAATCATCATTCCCATATTTGATGCATCAAGCAGATATTATGGCTACTAGATTTGAATTTGAAAGATTTCAAAAATTAAAAAATGGATTACCAACTAAGAACAAAGGTGGTAGACCCACAACTAAAAAGAAATTAGAAAACGTAACAATGCCAGAGAAGCTTGATTTTAAATCTATCTTTGGTGATGTAGAGAAATCTTAATATGGAAATACTACAACAAATTATTTTACCACTACTAATAATATTTATCTTACTTTATGTAGTATGGAATTTACTTCGTAAGGTAGAAAAATTAGAAGATGGTATTGAGGAATCAGATACATTAATCGAATCAACCGCATCATCTATAACCAAAGCATTGGATAGGATGAAAGAGTTAGATAGGGTTGGTTCATTTGAAGCAGATGATGAAAGTGGATTTGTATTTAAAGAAATACAATCCGCATTAGATAAATTAAACAATGAAATAAACGAGAATGCCTAAAAAAAGAAGAAAAAGAAGTAAAAGATATTTTACCAAAATTACAGAGATAGCGATAAACGCATATAATGGGATTGATGATACAGCATTAAAAAATAAAATCTATAACAGATTTATTCATTACCCATTCGATAAGTTATCAGAAAATGTAATCCATACTTACAAAACATATTATTTCGATGTACCTTATGAAGATGTAAAAGCAAATGTAGTAGCTTTCCTAAATGAGAAGATTCATAAGTTCAATGGAGAGAATGGTAGGGCTTTTTCTTACTTTACAGTAGTAGCAAGAAATTATTTATTTAATGAGAACAATGCCAACTATGCTAGAATGAAATCAAAAACTGAAGTAAAGTATATTGATACATCTCGTAATATTGTAAATGAGATTGTTGACCAAAACAATAAAGAAGCTAAAGCTGATTTTATTGACCATTTTACAAAATATATAGATTATCATTTATATACATTGTTCTTAAAAGATAGAGATAGAGCTATAGCAGATTCTATAAATGAATTATTTAAGAACAGATATGATTTATATTCGTACAATAAGAAGGCACTCTACATACTTATTAGAGAAAGAACTGGGGTTCATACTCAATATATAACTAAGGTAGTAGGTAAATTAAAATTAATTTATGTAGAATTGTATAGAGAGTACAATACAAAAGGTCAGCTAGCGGTGACTTACAAATTAAAGGATAGTAATGGATAAGGATACAGAATTATTTAAAGGAAAAACATTTTCAGATATTATGTCTGATGTTTATAACAATTCAAAAAAGAAGGATAGACAGCTTAAACTTCTTATAGCTCAGTTAGAACCATTGGTTAAAAACCTAAGCGATGCAACTGTAATTGTTCCTTTGATAAAAGAGTATATGGATGTATCAATCCGAAATGATGACCAAATAGTAAAGCTAGCAGCTATCGTTCAAAGAATGATGAAAGATGCTAACTCAGGTGATGATGGCGGATTTGGATTAAGTGAAGAAGAGAAGAAACAATTAATCTCAAACGCTGAAGCGATAGATAAAACTATCGAATCATTACAACCAGAAGAGGGAGATGAATAATGGCTCGACAGGGTAAGATATCAGTTGGTACTGTACAGAAAATAAATCTAAAAGATGAAGATGTAAATGAATTATATGCAATTCAATGCTTCACACAAACTACAGTTAACCAACAAATAAAGGCATACCCATTTGATATGTCTATGAGAAGGATTCCCTTAATTGGTGAATCTGTAATAATACTACAAGGTGCCTCTGGTGAATCAGAACCCACAAAAAGAAATTCAAATACAACATATTATTATTTGAATCCTATTTCAATACAAAAGAATCCCCACAACAACGCATTACCAACATCCAAAACATTACTTTCAGCAACCGCAGGAGCAGCAGGATACGCAGCAGCAGCTGCTGGTGTACCTGGTGTTAGTGGTGGAACTGATGATAAGGATTTAGGAAAAGGATTTACTGAAAGAGATGATGTAGGCTCGGTTCAACCATTTATAGGTGATGTATTATTAGAAGGTAGATTCGGACACTCAATGAGATTTGGATATACACCATCTGGTGCTGATACAACTAAAACACCATCTTGGATATCAGCCACAGATAACGACCCAATTACAATTATATCTAATGGTAGAAAGAGTGGTGGTTCTTACAATAAATTTATTATAGAAGATGTTAATGATGACCTTTCATCTATATGGTTAGGTTCATCACAAAAAATAAAACTAACACCAGCCCAATCGGGTATTGGTGGAGCAGATGCTCCGGGTCAATATGCCAAACCATCTATACTAATGAACTCCGATAGAATATTTTTAAATGCTAAAAACGAAAGTGTTATAATAGCTGCTAAAAAAGATATTATCAACTCAACGCCGAATTGGCAAATGGAAATGGATAAGTTATTCACAGCAATTGAGAAGTTAGCTAGTGAACTAAAAGATTTAACATCAGCAGCCGCTACATATGCAACGGGAGTTGGACCAACTGGACCCGCTACTAACGCTAGTAAGGTTGCCGCTATTCATAGTGATATAAAAGCAATGAAACAATAATATGCCAGCACAATGGTCAACATTCATACCCATAGTAGGTGGTTATCTTAATTCAGCAACCGAAGGAAAAACTGAAGAAGAAACTGCTGAAAAGATTGCATCTGAATATCACAAAGCAGTTAAAACTGCTGCGACATCACTTCATGCTAATATGGTAATGGTACAAGCCCCATACGCTCCAATAAAAGTAGCTATATTGAAAACACTAAATGATATTAAGAACTCTGAAGGTAGACCTAAACTAAATCATTTTTCAGATTGGGCAAATGTAACATCAGCATATTGGTTATCAGCAGTTATGAACCCATTACCATTTCATCCCGCTAATATGGCATTATCAACTGGAACTCTGAACATACCCGCTCCAATAACCCACATTATAAAAAAGGGTGGGAACATTCCAGTGCTTAAAGCTGGATTACTAACAGCATTCTCAGATGGCCCGCAAAAAATTCCATATGGGATTCCATTTGCTACAAAGTTAGTGGCAGCATTTACCACTCATTTACAATCGGTTGAGGGGATACAAACTGAATTTGTAACAAGTGGAGTACCAATGTATCCAGTTCCACTAGGACCTATACCAGCTCCTTGGGTAGGAATGGTGTAAAAAGAAAGTTTTTAATATTTATATATAAAGTACACAATTATGAAAGCAAAAGAATTAGCACAATTATTAGAATTAGTAGTAAGAAAGGTAGTTAGAGAAGAACTCAAACCTATCTTATCTGAGGTTAAGAAATCTAAAAAACCCATCATTAGAGAAGTAAAATCTAAAAAGGTGAGAGTTGAGAAAGACCCATTGGATATTAACCTATCAGAAATTCTTGCAGAAGCTCCTCATGTAGAAACAGAACAAAAAACATTTATTAAGAATCCAATGTTAAATGAGATGTTAAATGAGGTAGCAGATAGTGGTGAGTGGAGAAATCTTAATGATTCTAATTCATTCACATCTAATCAAGCTCAATCATTTATGCAAGGCGGTTCTACTTCAGTAGCACCAACAACTGATATAGATGGTAGACCTGTTGATACTAACAATCAAGAAGTAGCAAACGTAATGGGAGCTATGACAAAAGATTATTCTCAATTGATGAAAGCGATTGATAAGAAGAAGGGTAGATAAAAATGGCCAAGGAGAGAAAAGAATATTTCTATAATCCAATAGATTTTGAAAAAGATGTAGCAGTTGGTGTTAAATTACCATTTGGTAAACCCAATGGTTTATTTGCTCAAAGTTATACAACAGAAGAGCAGGCAACATCTAATTTAAAGAATCTATTATTGACTAGAAAAGGTGAACGACCATTTCAACCTGATTTTGGTTCGGATGTGTATTCTTTACTCTTTGAAAACATAGATATTGACTTAGACGAAAGAATTTCAGAAACACTCTCAGAAGATATCAAATTTTGGTTACCCTATATAGTTATTGATAACATAGATGTTAAAACAGAACCTGATAGAAATTTTGTAAAAATAGAATTAAGGTTTAGGATTACAGAGCAAGGGGCAAACCAACAGATAATAATTTTTTATGATTCAGCTGGAAGTACAATAGAATAGGTTAAAGATATGGCAAATAAAAAGAAATCAGATTTAGTACAAAAGGATGTATCGTTAATCGGTAGAGATTTTGGAGAGTTTAGAAAAAACCTAATTGAGTTTTCTAAAAACTACTTCCCAAATACTTACAATGATTTTAACGAATCATCTCCTGGTATGATGTTTATGGAAATGGCATCGTATGTAGGTGATGTGTTATCATTCTATACAGATACACAATTAAGAGAATCGTTATTAACCACTGCTGAGGAAAATACAAATCTGTTTAATATAGTAAACTCTTTAGGATATAAACCTAAGAATATTATTCCAGCATCAGTAACAATGGATGTATTCCAATTAGTACCTGCAACTGGTGTGGGTGATAATGTAAAACCTGATTTTGATTATGCTATGACATTATCAGAAGGTATGGTTATTGGTTCAACTGATTTTAGTAATGTTGAATTCACAACAGTATCATCAGTCGACTTCTCATTCTCTTCATCATTCGATGCAACTGAAATTTCTGTTTATCAAATTGATGAAAGTACAAATGAGCCGGTTTACTATTTACTAAAAAAACAAATAAAAGCTACAAGTGGTAAAGAAGAAGTTAAAACATTTGAATTTGGCCAAGCTAAAATTTATGATAAAATTAAAATTGAAGCAGATAATCTGATAAGAGTAAAAAACATATCCGATTCAGATGGTGATACTTGGACTAGAGTTCCTTACTTAGCGCAAGATACTGTATTTGAACAAATAGATAACAATGAGGATAACTCAACATACTTACATCAGTATAGTGGTGATACTCCTTACCTATTAGAATTAAATAGAGTTCCCAAAAGATATGTAACAAATTTTGAAGATGATGGAATTATGGCTATTGGATTTGGAGCTGGTATATCATCGAACGCAGATGAAGAAATAATACCAAATCCTGATAATGTAGGTTCAGCACTTTATACAGAACATCAAAATTTAGATTCATCATTAGACCCATCAAACTTTTTATATACAAAAACATATGGAGTAGCACCACAAAACACAACATTGACTGTTACCTACTTAGTTGGTAATGGTATTGTAGATAATGTTCCTGCCAATGATTTAGTCAATGTTGTATCAAGTATTACTAATTTTAAAAA